CCATATTGTTTTAATTCTAAATATTTATTTTTATATTTTAAATATTTTTTATAATATAAATCTTGAACTGGCATATATATATATATATATATATTATTTTTACATAAATTTTAAAGGACCTAATTAAAAATTACTATAAATAAAATATATAGTATCCCTGGTTTAACTTTATTTCTTAATGGAATATTATAAATAACTTTTAATTTATCTTCTATTTTTTTTACTAATAAATATTTATATAATTTTTATACATGAACTATTGAATTACAACGAATAAATGTCTTTGGATTAAGTTTTTGACCTTCTATTTCTAAAAATTTAATAAAACTTTTATGGTCATCATCGGATGATTCAATTGAACTTGATTCAAATTTAAATGTAGGTGCTGTATCATATACAAGTGAATAATTAAAGTTAATAGTTTGTATTGCTTTATTTAATATTTCTTTTGTATTCTGAATACCGCCAGGTGAGACAATATCAATTTTGGATATAATACGATAAGGTTTTTCTTTTGATAAATTATTTAAAAGTTCTATAAATTTTGGATAAATATCATAATATATAGATTCTTTAAAAATAGATTCAATAAGATCTTGTTCATTATTACAATAATCTAATAAACATGGTATATCTTTTACTTCATATTCTTCACGACGATGTTTATCAATTGGATAAATAATAGATTTCCATAGTTCTGTCATATCTTTACTTTCAATAATTGAAAGTTTTTTAAAGATTTTAATTAATTGATTATTTTTATTAAATTGTTCCATATTTTCTTTACTATTTGTATTTTCAGTTAAAAAAGATAATGATACTTGAATTATATCAGAATCATTATTTTCTACTTTAGCAATTGTTGGTACATTAAGTGGAACAATTTTTTTCCAACTAGAAACACTACGTTTTCTTGTTGCATCAGAATAGTTTAGAAAAACATCATTATTATATTCAACAAGTTTACCTTTAATATTCATTTCATCATAAGTATTAAAAATAACAATAACTCTTTCATCTATAAGTGGTTTATTTAATTCATAAAATGAACAGTTTAAAAAAGACATATGTATTTAATATATTTTTATATTAAATATTTTTATTATCAATTTTTATTTTTAATTTGTTTCAAATTTTTTAACTTGTCTTCGTAATCCCATAGTTTTTTCAAGATTAAACTTAGTTGCTTCAACTGGTTTACTTCTTTTAAGTACTAAATCATTTTCGTGTAAATTTTCAATTTTATTTACAATTCCTGATACTGATTTTCTATAAGATTCTTCAATTTGTAACTGTCTGGTTATCATTGGTGGATGTAAAACTAAATAGTCTTTATTATTTATAATAAATAAATTTCTAAAATCTTTAATAGATAAAATACCACCAAAATCTTCTAACATTAACCAAGATGGAGCTGGTATAATTTCTTTAAAAATACCATATGTTTTATAAAACATTAAATTAATTAATGATCCCCTTTTCCAAGTTGCTGTATCATTTAGATCAATATTATATGCCATCATACAATTCCAAGAACAATAATGACCATAACAATAAAATGTACTATTAAAATAATCTTCTGGCATTTCTACTGGAGGTGTAGTAAAAGTATGTTTACACCATAAACATTTAGTATTTTGTTTAAATTGAATATTATGAACATTAACTTTATTTAAATTTTTTCCTAACATAAAAAATTTTTCTGTTTCTAATATTTTTTGATTAATTTTTTCAAGTAATTTATCTTCATTTTCTTCTTGTTTTTTTGATTTAATATTAATTTCTTCTTTAAATTTTATACTTGTAAAATCAGATTCTGATTTAATAAAAATATTATTTTCTTCTGTTTTTACATCATCATAATATGTACTTTCAATATTTACAACATCATCAAGTGATATTGGTAAATGAACAATTATTGCTTCTTGATCTGAATTAACTGGTGAATCTTTAATATTATTTTCAATTAATTTATTTTTTGGTTTACGACCGCGTTTTTTTAATTGTATTATTTTTTCAGACATCTATTAAAATAATCTGTTTTTTTCTTTAAAATTATATATATATAGTTTTAAAGAAAAGTTTTTATTTTGTTGAAATATAAATTGCAGGCGTTGTTTTTGGTTTACGTCCTTTTTTTGAGTCAGAAACATTAACATCCGATACAATTCTATCATTATTAGATGATGTTTCTTCTTGTGTATCAGTAGTTCCAATATTTGCTTGGGATTGTTTAATTCTATTTAAAATTTCTTGAACATTTGGTGAAGTTTTAATTTCTACAACTTTTGATTGATTTATTTTATTACTACTTTCATTAGAAGCTTGTGGTTCTAATATATTTTTTCTAGGATCTGGTATTACTGGTGCAGTCATAAAAGATACATTATTTTGTTGATTTTGTTGATTTTGTTGATTTTGTTGATTTTGTTGATTTTGTTTTAATTCTTTTTCTCTTTGTTGTAATAATTCACGTTGTTTTTGAATATTAAGTTCTTGAGCACTCATAAATTGAGATTGTGGTTTTTTTGGATTAAGTAATTTACTTACTAATTCTGGATTTCTACTTAATGTTTGTTCTAAACCTGGAATACTTGTTTGTGTTTTAGAAAAATGAAATGCACCAGCTGAAGCTGTTAATAATAATAATAATTTAACTTCAGGAGGCATTCCTTTTCCAGAACCTTTATATTTTTCATAAAGGTCTTCAAAAACATCATCATAAGAATCAACTTCAACAGACATATGTTCCCCCCAACCTTGTAAATGAAAATCAAATGGATCATATTTATCATTTAAAAATTCAATTACTGATACAGCTTGTAATAAACCAGATTTAAATACTTTTACACTATTTCTTTTATCTACAAAACTTTTAAGTAAAGCATATTCATAATCCATTTCTTCAACAGAAGAATTAAAATCATATTCTTTAGTTAAACTAAAACCTTTTGTTTTAATTTCAGATAATTTTCTTAATAATTCTATTTTTTTAATTCTTATTTCTTGTTGTGTTAATTGAACATTTACAGAATTTGGTACAGAATTTGGTACAGAATTTGGTACAGATTTTGGTACAGATTTTGGTACAGAATATTCATTAGAATTTGGTAAATTATTATTAATCTGTTCAGATTTACTAGGGCTTGAATTTGATTTTTTGCTTTTAGAAGAACTTCTAGAAGAATTGCTTGAAGAACTTTTTACTGATGATGTTTTTTTTGAAGCAGATGAATCTGAATTTACTAGATCTGATTCAGAGGATACTTCTTGTTTTTCTGCAACCGTTTTATTTGGATTAGCCATTAAATTCAAATAATAATCGGTATCAGAACTTTTTTTTGTTTCAGATTTAGTATTAATTTTACCTTTATTATCAATAATATCTATGTTAATATCTGTTGATGTTTCTGAATTAGACATATATTATATTATAATATAAATATCTTTTCTTTAAATTAACGCACTACATAAATTTAAAATACATTTGAACAATCTCTATTTACAGTTCCTACTTCGTAGGTTGGTTGTAATTTATATGTTTCTACACAGCTAACATTTGTTGGCATATCTCTTGGAAAAATTTGAACATTTTCACAACTGTCTCTTAATATATTGGAATTATTAACATTCATACAATTTAACTTATCTAAATTATTTCTTTTCTCTTCTAAATTAGATGCATCATTACCTATTTCGTTAATACATTTAATAATTATTTGTTTATTTAAATTAATATCACTACATAATCTTTCATCATTACTTTCTTGAATATTTATATTTGCAAAAGTTTCTTTAAATAATTGTTCATTAACTATAGTCATCATTAATAAGAAAGAAACGGCAATAATTAAAGAAAATTCAGGGTCTTTATAGCTTCTAACTACTACTAAAAATAATATCAATAGTCTAAAAATAGGATTTTGAAATAAATCCATTATAATAGGAGGAAGAGTAGGTCTTATTTGTGCAGCATATAAACCACTTAAAATAGAAAAAGTTGCTAAGAAATATTTATTTTCTAAAAAATCTAAGTTCATTAAATAAATTTAGATTTTTTTTTTAAATTAAATAATAATTTAAATCTAGAATATAACAATAGTATTATAAACTATGAATTATTGTTCCATACAAGATGCTTGGGGGCAGAATGATTATATCACCAATCAATATCAAAAATATAATAGTAGATATACCATTTCTGATAATCCTAAAAAAACTTTAGAAAAATTTTCATCTAATGAAATTCCTAAAAATCATTTAAAAAATATTAATAATTGTAATGATTTTTTTTCACATTTAAATAAATGCAAACAATGTCAAAGGCTTGTTCGAAATAAATATAGACCAAAAATTTTAGAAAATTTTTCAAATATACTAGATACAAATAAAGATATTGTTGTTCTAATTTTAGTTGGTATTTGTATAATGTTATTTTTTAATTTAGTTAATTCTGCTACTAAAAATGAAAAAAAATAATTATTTATATTTATGATTTTTTATGATTTTTTATTTTATCTTTAGATTCCTCTTCTGGAAACCAATTTACTAAAATAATATTAGGTTCAAAAAATTCTGTTTTAAATCCATTCTTTTTTAATTTAATTTCTATATATTCTTTACATTCTTTTAATGAATACATAGGAAGCCCAACAAAAAATTCTGGAATAGAATACCAACAAAAATAATAATTAGCAGCACTTGCTAATATTATTTTTTTTTCTATTTTTAAAAAAATCTTATCAAATGTTATTTTTTTTCTTTCATCCTTTTCTTTTTGTTCTTTAATTAATTTATCCGCTTTAACCATTGAAATAATCTAGAAAAAAATAATGGATAGCAAAAATAATTTAGACATTTTAGAAGATCATTTAGACATTTTAGAAAATCATTTAGATATTTCAGAAAATCATTTAGATATTTCAGAAAATCATTTAGACATTTCAGAAAATAATTTAGACATTTCAGAAAATCATTTAGATATTTCAAAAAATAATTTAGATATTTCAGAAAATCATTTAGACATTTCAGAAAATTATTTAGACATTTCAAAAAATAATTTAGATATTTCAGAAAATAATTTAGATATTTCAGAAAATAATTTAGACATTTCAGAAAATCATTTAGACATTTCAGAAAATAATTTAGACATTTCAGAAAATCATTTAGACATTTCAAAAAATAATTTAGATATTTCAGAAAATAATTTAGATATTTCAAAAAATAATTTAGATATTTCAGAAAATTATTTAGACATTTCAGAAAATTATTTAGACATTTCAGAAAATGAAATTACTTGTTTATGTTTTAGTGGTGGAGGTATAAAAGGATTTTCTTTTATTGGTGTTCTTATAAAATTAATTGAATGTAATAAAATAAATTTAGATAAAATAAATATGTATGTTGGTGCTTCTGTTGGTAGTATGATATGTTTTTTTTTAATTCTTGGATTTTCTATAGAAGAAATACAAGATTTTGTAATTAATTTTAATTTTTTAAAATTAAATGGTGAAATTGATTGTATTAATTTTTTAGAAAAGTTTGGTATTAATGACGGAGAAAGATTGAAATTAGTATTTATTAAATGTTTAGAATTAAAATTAAATGTTAAAGATATTACATTTATAGAATTATTTAATAAAACTGAAAAAAAATTATTAATAGTTGGTACTAATTTATCAAAAGGACAAGAAGAATTATTTAGTATTGATACAACTCCGAATATGTCTGTAATAACGGCAATTAGAATATCAAGTTCAGTACCAATTATTTTTACACCTATTGCATATAATAATTCATTATATGTTGATGGTGCATTAGTTAATAATTTTCCAATAAATTATTGCCCAAAAGATAAAACACTTGGTATTTATATAAAAAATTGTAATGAAAATTTTGATATTGATTCAATACAATCTTTAATTATTAAATGTTTAAGTATTACTTCAGATACTATTAGTGAAAAAAATTTAAATTTAGAATATAAAAATATTATTAAAATTATAAATCCAAATTCAGAGTTTACAAAATTTGATTTAACACATGAATATAAAAAAAATTTAATTGAATTAGGATATAAAACGACAGAAGATTATTTAAACCGGATTATTTAGAATTTACCCAATCATCAAATTTTTTTGATGAAAAATCACCTTGTTTTCTAGTATTATATTGATTAGTTTGATTTTTATATTCTTCCATTCTTTCTTTTAAAGATTTTTCTGATATATTAGAATCAAATTTTTGAATTTTAAATGCCATATTTAAACTTGTATAATTACCAGTCGATACATTATCTTCTAAATATAATTTTGAATAATCACCAATTCCAACTAATGCATCATTTGGTTGATATGTTCCCAAAGTAGAATTTGGATTTACTGGTATTATTTGACTATTAAAAGTACCTGTATCTTTTCTAGATTCAAATTTTTGATTAAAATCATTCGTATTTGATATTTTTTCTTGAGGTATACTTACTTGTGAATCTCTCATTTTTTTTAAGTGTTCATATTGACTTATTACATTTGTACTATTTAAATTATTATTAACACCATGTTTATTATTTAATTCTTCTATTTTACTTTTAAATTTTTTAGTTGCATCTTCTTTTACAGGAAACATTTTTTCTACATCTTTAATAACAGAATCAAAAGTATTTTTTAAATCTGTATGTATTATTTTAATATCTTTTTCTTGCAAATAATTATCATAATCTTTTCTTAAAATAGAATTACCCAATACTTGATTTGCTATTACAATATGATTAAATATGTCTTCATTTGAATCAGGATTTTTATCAGGATGTAATTCAATTACTAGTTTTTTAAAACTTTTTTTAATTCTATTTTCGCTAGCTTCATTTGTTAATCCTAAAACTTCATATAAACTAAATTTTAACTCATTAAAATTAATACTTACTAATGGTTTAGACATTATTATTATAAATATAAAAAAATAGATTAAACACAATATTTATAAATTAATTTATTTTTTAATAAAAAAATTATTAAGTATAATAATGAACAAAATATTATTTAAAAATAAAGTTGAAGGATGTTTATATATTGCTTCTTTTTTAGAAACTTTTGGTTATTTTAATTCTAAATGGGAATTTAACTATGGTAATAAAATAGATACAATTAATGAAGGTAATATTATGAATTATTTTTTTATTTATCAATATACTATGTTAGGCGGTATTGATAAAATAGATATTACTACACTTAATTCATCAGATGATACTATTTTATTATTAGCAACTTGTGAAGCAGTTAATAATGGAGGAGGTGAATTAAATTATATTAATTCATATTTAAAATATTATGAACTATTAAAAGAGAATAAAAGATCATCTGGTAATGCTACATTATCATCATTAGAAAAAATTCGTTTAACTAAATCAATTAAAAGTATTGAATATTCAACTAGTCATGGTGGAAATGGTTGTGCTATCAGAACAGCTCCAATTGGTTTAAAATATTATGAAGATTATGATAAAGTTTGTGAAGAGGCATTAATAGCATCATTAGTAACACATAATTATCCACTGGGATATTTGGGTGGTATTATATCTGCTCTTTTTACTGCTTATGCAATAAATAATATAAATCCTTTTGAATGGTCAAAAAATTTAATTAAATTACATAAAAAAAACTTTTTTATAAAATTGATTTCTAAATATTCAAAAAAAAATGTTGAAATAGAAATTAATGATTATTTTCTTTGGTGGGAAAAATATAATGAATTAAGATTATCAAAAATGAAATATAGAAATTTACCTATTTTTATTAATCCAAAAAATAAATTTGAAGATTTACTTAATTATACACCAATTAAATATCATAATAAAATGAGAGGATATGAAAATATGGGTATAAATGGTTTAGAGTCTGTTATTATTGCTTATGATAATTTATTATTATCTACTATTCCTGATAATAAAAATAATTTAAATGTTGATATTAATAATCCTGAATTTAATTGGTATACTTTATTTTTTAATAATGTTTTTTTCTTTGGAGATAATGATTCTATTGGAGCAATATCGGGAGCTTGGTATGGAGCTTTATTAGGAATAGATAAATTTCCATTAGATAAAATTAAAGAATTAGAATTTTATCAGGAATTAAAAAAAAATATTGAATTGTTTTAATTATAAATTTTTGATAGTTTCAATTATTGCAACAGCTGTTCTAGGACCATTATAATTAATTTTTTCATTATCTTTTTCTATAATTACACTAGGAAATCCTGGAATATCATAATCATTACACATTTGTTTATTATTTGCATTATCGCATTTAATATCATATCCTTCTATATTTAAATTATCAATTGATTCTATTTCTTTTTGAAATTTGTCCCATTCTGGTTGAAAACGAACGGAATAACCACACCACGAAGTATTAAAATTATATACTTTAATTAAATTAGAGTTTTTATTTTCTGAATTTGAAAAAGTATCTTTAGTATTTGAACAAGTTGTTAAATCTTCAGTAAAAATAAAAAAATAAATAATAACAAGTAAAGCAATTAATAATATCAATTTTTTTAAACTAAACATTAATTTAATTTAGAAAAAATATTTAGTTTTTTAAAATATTTTCTAGTGCTTAATATATATGGCACTTCCAGTAGCTTACGTAGCTGATCAATATCAAACTAAATTACTAAACGTAACAGATTTAAATGATGAACAATCAATAGTAAACCTTCTTACATCTTGGGATTTAAAGATCCCACCTGCTCCAAAAGACGACATATTAGATGGAAGAAGATTATGTGGTGATGCCCATGATATAAGTGGTAAATTATTAGATGGGTCTTCTTGTGTTAACTTATTACAAAAATGTTTAACCACCTCAGGTGATGATTGTATTTTAGAATTCAATGCACAAAACTGGGATAAACTAATTAATGTAGATACAATGGATTATTATGTTGCACGCAATTTAGCAAAACATCTCGGGTTTTATGATAAATCTGTTGTTGAAGCATTAAAAGATATAAAAGATCCAGCAACAGGATTAGTTAAAGTTATGAGTGATAGTGTAGTAGTAGTTTTTAATGCTATTAAAGAAAAAATTAATAAAGTTGAAAAAAGAATTGATAATAAATTTAAAATTCGTATAGAATCTGCAAAAATACCTACCATGAGTCAACGTATACCCAGAGTTGTTGTAGGTATGCACGGCGGTGGTTTAACTTCTTATAATGATTTAATAATGAATTTAGATACTTTAAAAAATAATTTATTAATGAATGGTGGTGGTTCAGATAGTTCTATTTTAATTAAAACCAGTCTTAAGCAATTAATTCAATTATTAGAAAAAGAAGGTAAAAAAATTGATGATAGTGATTTAGCCCGTATTCATCAATATATTTCCAGTTTAGAAAGAAGTGAACAGAAATTAACAAAAGTCAGAGAATATATTAATGTTTTAATTAAAGCTATTACAGAAAAAGGTTATGATATAAAAAAGGAAAATGTTCCACCAGTAACATTAACCTTTTTAAAAGAATTTGCTGAAAAAGAAAGTCAACTACTTAATACTACTGAGCTAAAAGTACAAAATTTACACGGTACATTTAAAATTATCGTAGATACGTCTGGATTAAAATTATTCTAGATTTGTCTAGTTTAAAAATTAAAATTTAAAAATTAAAAATTAAGTTTATTTTTAAATAAAATTAATTTCTAATTAACAATATATGAAATATGATAATGACAAAATTAATGGTGATCAATGTATTAAATTATTAAATGAATGTATTTATGGTTCATCAAATACATATCAAAAAGAATGGTCTAAATTAAACTGGCATAATGATATAGATTGGGAAAATATGAATTACACAGATGCATTAAATATAGCAAAACAATTAGGTCTTGATAAAAATAGTGTTGAAACAGTTGTTTCTAAATTAAATAATAATATACATAATAAAACGGTTAGTGATAGTGTTATTATGACATTTCAAGCTATTAAAAATAAAATTTCAAAAAATATTTCAATGAAAGGTGGTAATAATTTGTCAATTGATTTATTAAACAACTATTTTATTAAATTACAAGAATTATTAAAAAATAAAAATAAAAAAATTAATTATAATGATTTAAATAGAATACATACATTAATTAAAAATAAACAATTAATAGATAGAAAATATAATGATTTAATTGATTATATAGATCAATTAAATAATTTATTAGAAGAAGATAAAATATTAATACCTAATAATAAAACAGAACTAACAATAAAAGATATTGAAGAATTAGTAGATAATAACAATAATGATAATGATAATGTATTTCTAACTATTTATAAAACTAATTAAAAGATTAGTATCTAAACTAATAATAATGGGTTTAGGATTATTATTATTAGTTTCAGTTGGGAAAGAAAATATTTATTTATCTTCTGAACCTGAAATAACGTTTTTTAAAATAGCATATAAAAGACATACTAATTTTTCTATAGAAACAGTATCCCAATATTTTAAATCAACTCCTGATTTTGGAAGAAGAGTAACTGTAAATTTATCAAAAACAGCAGATTTATTAGGTGGAATATATTTATATGTTGAATTACCAGATATAATTAAAGAAAATCATTCTACACTACCTACTGGAATTAAAAATTTTGCTTGGGTTAAAAAAATAGGATTAGCTTTATTAAATTATGTTGATTTAGAAATAGGTGGAGTTTTAATTGATAGACACTTTGGTGATTATCTTAATATTTGGGGTGAACTAACAATTAATTTAGGATTAAAAAAAGGCCTAAATAAAATGTTAGGAAATGTAGATATCCTTACCGATTATACTAATGGTAAAAATTCATATAAATTATATATACCTTTAAATTTTTGGTTTTGTCAAGATTCTGGATTAGCTTTACCTATAATTGCAATGGTTCATAATGATATTAAGATTCATGTCCAATTTAATGATTTTAATAAATGTTATGTTCAATCACCAACACATTATGTTAAAACAATTGAACCATTTACATTATTTAAAAAAGATGAAATAATAAGACAAACGGTTGGTACTCAAACTATTATTGGAAAATTTACTTATTTTGATGAAATAAAAGGACTATTATATTATGATAAAATTAAAGATGATTTTTTAATTCCTTCTAAAGATAATGATATAAATTATATTATTACTGGAGATGAAACTAATTTTCAACAAAATATATTATCATCGGAAATTATTATAAAAGATGAAGATTATTTTAGATTTAATTTACCATCTATACAAAATTCTTATTTATTAGTAAATTATATTTATTTAGATAATGCTGAAAGATTTCTTTTTATTAATAATGAACACGAATATTTAGTTCCAGTAGTTCAAAATATACAAGAACAAACATTTTATTCAACAAATATTTCTTATAAAATACCGTATTATAATCCAATAAAAATTATTTTTTGGAGAGCACAATTATTATCTAATTATACTTCTAATGATTTATTTAATTATACATTAGACCCAATAGTTACAGTATCAAATAAAATAATAGAATATGAAAATATAGTAATTAATTCTATTAATAGAATGGAATTAAATAAACCAGAATATTATACTTATATACAAGTTTATCAAAATAATTTTGTTTCTCCTCAAGATGGTATTCATATGTTTTCTTTTGGAATTAATCCAAAAGAATATCAACCTTCAGGTACATTAAATTTTAGTAAAATTGATGATTCATTTATTAAAATAAATTCTAATAAATTAGTAAATTATCAAAATCCTATTTTATTACGTTCATATGGAATTCAATTAAATTTATTTAGAGTAATTAATGGATTAGGTGGTTTAGGTTATTATGCATAAAATATTATTAATCTATCCAAGCTAATGAAGATAATCCACTCATAATTCTTAATAAGTTATATTCTCTTACAATGGTTTTCAAGATAACTGGTTTAGTTACTACTTGAGAATTATTTTCAGATTTTAACACAATATCATCAAGTAAAGAAAAATTTAAATGACCACTGGGTTGATTATCTAATGGATTTAAAGAAAATGAATAACCAAAATAACCCATATCTACTGAATTTAAATATTTTTGATATGGTACTATTTTATTAAAATATGCATAACTAATTTCTTTAAATAAATCTATACCATTTGATTTTATTACCATTGACTCTATTATTGAAATAGGTGTTTTAATTTCTTTATAATTATAAATTTTTGTATAATATAATTCTAATTGATATTTTCTTCTTTTTAATTTTAATAAATTTTTTTGATATTTTTCATCTAAATATATTGTCATTTCCATATCATAATTAATCAAAATATTTGATTTATTAAATAAAATATATCTAACTGAATTTTGTAATCTATTTTCTCTTATTGTTGTTCTTATTATTTCAAAATCTTTAGAATTATTATTTGAAATATCATTTGTATAAATATTAGTTTTAATAAATTCATTATATAATGCCCTTTTATTTTTATATTCTTTTTGCCAATCATCCATAATAATTTTTGTTTTATAATAACAAGTATCAGAACTACCTGATATTTCTGTTTTATAATATATATCTTTTATAGGATTTTTAAATATCATTTTAATTGTTGAACTAGTATTATCTATTAAATTATCAGGATATTGCATAAATTTTTCTATTAAATATTCATGTTTATTATTACCAAACATTTCTCTTTCAAATGTATCTAAAATAATACCATCAATACTAACTTGAATATTAATATCTGGTTCAGATATAATAGTATAATTAGAACCTAAAAGTTCATTTAATTTATTTAATTTAAATTTAAGAGAAACATCGGTATAAGGTAATGATATTAATGGTAAATACATATTAGCTTGATTATTAAACCAAAATTCTAATGGTATCACTAATCTCATTTTACCTTCATAATCATAAATTTTTGTAACTTTATCTATTTGATTCTTTTTTTGTGGATCTTTTAAAAATTGATATTGCATTTCAAATGTTGTTTTATCTAATCTTTCTATTATTTGGTCACCAATACAAAAATCAATATTTTCAAAAATATTTCTATAAATATCTGAATTAAATAAAACAGGCGTAGTTTGATTTGTTTTAAGATAACTTACTGTTTTTTCAAGATTAAATACTAATTCATGCGTAGGTTCTATTTTTTGATTTTGATATATTTTTTCTAATTTAAAATTACCATATCTACTAATTATTGAATATTTATTTTCATCAGTATCTTTAAAATTAAAATTAACTATATCAAAAATATTATTCTGTTGAATTAATAATTTATAATTTTTTAATCCTATTGATTTATAAATTTCATATGGTATATAAGTTTTTTGAATTAGAACCGCACTTATATCATTTAAAGTTATAGATGAATCAACTATTGTTAAAGAATAAATATTTTTAATTAATTGATTTGTGATAATATGTAATGGATTTTGATATAATATTGTGCCTTTTAATATAGTTGAATTATTAATTAATACATCATATGTATTTGACAAATCATTTATACTAGTATCAATTATCTTATAAATAAATTGACCAACTTCATTACCTTCTCTATTAAGCACTTGTAAATAACCATTATTATTTAAATCAATATTATTAAATAATTCAATATTATAAATTTGATTATGTTTAGGTTTAATAATTTCTTTTTCAATAATTACTTGTTTAAATGAAATAATTCCAGAAATTGCACTATTATTCCAATTAATTATTAAATTATTTTGATTAACTGATATATTTGAAATGTCTATATATATATTATTTAAAATATAATAATAATCAGAATCTATAACTAAATTTTGTGGAATTGTAAATGTTATTGTATTTTTAGATAAATTATAAATATAATTAGATATATCATAAGAGTTAATTATCCCACCAAATACATTAATATGAATTTGTTCATCTAATAAAAATTGATTTGTTATAAATGTAATACCGTTTTCATCTTGTATTACATCATTTGATAAATTATATTTAAATTTATATGATGATATATCTTTAATAAAATTGTCAATTATTAAAGAACCTTTAATATATCCAGAAATATATTCATGTTTATTATAACTTGTATCATATAAAATAAAACAACTTGATATATCATTAACAGGAACAACATTATTAAATCTATATAAATATAAATTTTCCTTATCTATTTTTTTAACTTGTTCTGGAGGATATTCACCAATTTTTGTATAATGAACTAAATTATTAATTTTATATGTTTCACTTAATGAAGATTCAACTAGAACATCAATAATACTATCAGTAATAAATTTCATATCAATTACTTTAATTTCATCATTAATTAAAAAGTTATTTGGTACATTTTTTAAATTAATATAATCAGAATAACTAATTAATGGTTCATATAATGTTAAACGATATAGTTTAGTTTTATTGAATATATAAGTATTTGGTGATTTAATAGTTATAACTATTTTTGGATTAATAAATTGATTAATTACACTATTTATTGTTATTATATTATTTGATATATCTTCTATTTTATAATAGTTAGAATTATCATTGTAATAAGTATTATATTCAGATGATGCAATATTAATAGAAATATTTAATTTAACCAAAGTAATTCTTGTTGTATTATTTGATATATCATATTCATAAACACCAATGGGAGTTTCAGCTTGAATATAAGATGAAAAAGATTCTAAATATATAGGCGATACTAAATAATTATTATATGAACTAAATTCAACCTTTTTATATTTAATTGATGTAAAATCATTAAAATTAATTGAGGAAATATCAACTTTATATAAATAACCTAAACACTCTGAAGAAACATCGTATGTTTTAAATGATGAAATAACATAATCTAAATTAATATCAAAATTTTCTTTGAAATAAAAATTAATTTGATTATTAAAAACTAAAGGATTTTCAATAGTTACTGGTTCATTTATTGTATTTATTCCACTTAAAAAATCTAATTTATATATTGTATATGATTTATATTTTTCATCAAATAAAGTAATTTTATATGGATATAAACCAGAATTAGTATCAATAGAATAATTAGTATTATATGGTGTATTTATCATATTCATTATTTTAAAAGTATCTGTTGGATATTCTAAAATAATATTTCCAAAGTTATAAGATGAATCATATGTAATAAAATTATTTTTAACATCAATACCATTTACTTGAAAATTTTCTACAGAAAATAATGTTTGTAATTTAGTTATATTAATATTAAAATTAGATAAGTTTCCATATAATTGATTTTTAAAAACATTTAATAATAAATCTCCAAAATTTTTTGTTTCAAAAGAAAAATTTCTTAACATACTTTTAATATTATTTAATTCATTTGATATAGTTACTAATTCTTTTAATACATCTAAAATTTTAACTCCATATATAATATTAGTTTGTTTATTATTAATAAAATTATATATTTCTGTTTTTGCTAAATTAATATCTCTTGTAACATAAATTTTTAAAGAAGGTACTAATACATATGATATATCAAATTGATTATTTATAATTATATCATCTAAAATTACATTATTTAATTTTAAATGTGATCCATCAAATATAAGTTGAGAACTAATATCAATAGCAAAATTATTTATATATGTAATTGGATCTTTCCAAAATTCAGAATATTTAAAAAATACATTTAAATGTTTATATATTTTCTCTTGATAATATTTTAATTTTAAATACGTTTCTATAGTAAATAGATCAGATGTTAATGATTTTGATAAATCTGAAATTTCAATATTTGTAAAATATTTACCACTTCCATCAAAATTAAAAGAGGGGTCAGAATAATTTAATGGACCGTTAATTAAATATATATTCTTTTCTGTTTCTGGATTTGTTAGAATAGACCAAGAATTCCAAGATTTTAATTTATTTAATAATATAGAATGTTGAAAATCAGTTTCAATAATTATTTCTTCTAATATATTTTCAATATCATTTTGTATACTAAATTCATCAAAAATATTAGTTTGTATATTATTTATATAAATTATTGAATTAAATATTTCATTTTGTTTTTTTTCTTCTATTTCTTCATTACTTGTAATAAAAATTTTAAAGTCAAGTTCAATAACTTTTTTTTCAAGTAAAATATTAAGGTTTAAATAATTAATAGAAAAATCATAAGTTAATTCATTAAAATAATTATTACCTAAATAATCATTAATCTTATATATATAATTATTGATACCTTCTCTTCCCATAAACTCTAACTCTATTGGAAATTTAATTGATTCTAAACCAAATTTTTTTTTAAAAATATTATTTTCTTTAACTAAATTATCAAATTTATTTTTAGTTAATGTTGTTATATAATTAATTTGTTTAGTATATAAATATTCAAACTCTCCTGGATAATTAGATGTTTTTAAATAATACATAGAACCATATGCATCTATTTTACATTTAGTTATTTTATCAATATAAATATCATATTTATTAATATAATTTGATAAATCTCCTATTTCTACTTTTACGCGATATCCATCTGTAATTGTTTCAATTAATCCAATTACTGATATATTAAATTTTTTCCATATTTTAATTTGATTAGATGGTTTTTTATTTATTATTTTTTGTTTATAAATAATTAAATCCAAAAATTCAAATGAGTTATTTACATTTAATTTAATTGGATAAATTTTATCTAAATAAAACTTTGATTTATAATTTTCAACAGAAGTTCCAAAAAAAAATTTTAATATATTTGGAAATTCAAATTTGCATATATGAGATACAAATTGATCATTCTCTGTTTTTTCTAATAAAATGTGATAACTATTATTAAAATTTAAAAAATTATTAGGTTTATCAATTGCATAAACATTATCTTCAAATATTACATCATAATAATTAACAATATCTTTATCTTCAAATGATGAAATTTTATTATAAATAGTATCCTCAAATTTATAATGATGATATAATCCTAAATTTAATTCTGGTTTAAAATAATTAACCTTATCTAATAAATAGTTTGAATATATTTTTTGTATATTTCTTTTTGCAAAATATATTTTAACATTACCTTCATTTGAATATATTTGTGAATCATGTCCATTTTTAATAAAATTATCAGTCACGGTAAAAATATTACCATCTATATATTTAATAAATTTTATCATATTATTAATTAATATTGGTTGATTATAAAAAAAATCATACCCTGATAAATCTTCGTTTATTATAACATTTGAACCATCGAATATACCTTTTATATAATAATTTTCTTTATTTTCAAAATAATATTGATTTTTAGATAATTTTAAAACTCGTGTATAGAGTGATGTATTAAATAAACTATTTGTATTTTTAATAAATTGATTTTGATATTCAAAGTAATATTCTATATTTTTTTGATAATAATTTATTAAAGTACCAGAAGTATCAAAAATTAAATTTTCCATAAAACAAGGTTGATACGGATAATAAAAATCATAATAATCATTTGATAAATTATCTGGTATATTATCTAAATATATGATATTATTAGAAATAAAATTAATTTTATATAAATCATCATTATAAACTAGATAATCATCATTGTTTAAAAAGTAATTAAATGGATTATATAATTTACCATTTTTATAATATAAAGTTATTAAATTACCTTGTTTAATACAAAAATTTCCTATAGAATTATTCATTACTAAATTTTCTGAATTATCTATATGAAATTTATAACCATCAATATTACCAAATGTAAAATCAACTATTGGTTCATATTTAGGAATATTAGGAAGTATATTTTTACTATATAAAAGATAATATCCATCACTAAATAATTTCAAATCATTATATTTTCTAATTAATTCTATTTCATATAAATTTTTAAGAGAATTTAATCCAATCACTTTAAAAATATTATCATTTAACATAATAATATCATCTGTAAATAAACTATTTTTTTTAGTATCTAAATAATAATTTATTGATGATTTCCAAATATGACTTTCATTTTTTGTAAAAATTAAATTACGTTTAAATCCATAAACATTATATAATGTTTTTTCAATTTCATCATCAACTATTATTTTATTAAGTAATTTATCAGATGATAAAACATTACAATATTTATAATTTGAACTAGTATCAATTAAAATTATATATTTATAAATATCAAAATTAGAAATTATAAGTTGATTACCATTTATATTATTTCCTTCAATAATACCAACATCATCTAAATAACAATAAATTATATCTGAACTATTATAATTATATTCTAGTTTTTCTAATGAATATCTTTCAATAATAGATGATGAATAATACATTTGTTTTCTAGTAATATTAGTAAAATAATTAATAAAATATAATTTACTATTTGATACATCTAATAATTTATTATCATTTATATTTACTGTATAATTTAATAAATCAATTATTAATGTAGAATTATTATTACTACTAATATCAATTGGATCTAAAATTTTACTTGAAAGATTTAAAAAATTTATATTATTACTATCTAATAATAGAGTCCATACATATGTATAATTATTACTATTATCAAGTAATTTATATTTTTGTATTCCTTCTTTACTAGTTAAAGTAAAATTATATCCAGAAATATCAAAGTTTTTATCTGAACTAAATAATATATTAGATATATCAATAAGTGTACCCGATATTTCATTATTTAATAAATCATCTTGTCTATAACATAAAAAATTTCCATAATTAATTGATGAACTTCTTAAATTAACTCGAAAAATATTAGTATTAAATGTAAAATTTATTGGTCTTATAAATGTATTATTATTTATATTAAAAGTAACATATAAATCTAATTCAGTTTCTTTATCTTTTACATAATCTTTATTTTTAAAATCATATGAATAATTTGATACTAATTTATAAAAATTATTATTATTTTGATTAATATCTTCACTTGGTAGAATTCTTTCTGATGAATTTATATCAACAACTGAAATATATTGTGAATGACATTTTTTAAAATTAGAATCATCTAATAAATAAACTTTTGAACTTGTTGTATTATTACCTATAAAATAATCATCTAATCTATAACTAGATGAAATATCTTTTATAAAATATACATAATTATTAATATAATAATAACTATATTTAGGAAGATTCGTATTTAATCCAGTTAAAATACCATTTGAAATATTAACATTTAAACTAATATCAATTAATTTTAAAAATTTATTAGGATATAAATATAAATTATAATTTCCAGAAATATTCAAATCTTTTAATCTAAAACCTTGTATTATATTTGTATCTAATTTATACCAATAATTATTATTAAAACTTTCAATTATAAAATTTTTATTATCATAATTATAAGAGATTTTATTATTAATAATATTAAAAGGGGCTAATAATTGATTTTTAGAAAAATCATACAATTGTATATTAATTGTTGATTCAATTGAATAATATGTTTCAATTCTATTTGTAATAGAATCTATTAATTTATATTGATTATTATTACTTAATTTAATTAATTTATTAGTTTGATTATTACTTAATTTTATATTTGATTTAAAACCATTTAATATTTTAATATTTAGAATATCGATTGTTTCTTTAGGAATAAATGATCTCATACTTCCAGATGAATCACCTATAATTGCATAAGGTGTTAAAATTAATTCTTGTTCGCCAATTAAAATATAATTGTTATTTTTAAAAAAATTATAATAATTACCAGAAATTAAAATCCCTTTATTTAATGAAATATCTACTGAATATGATGGTATTTCTAATTCATAAATATATTTTGTAGAAGTAGAAGAAATATCATATGATGAAGTTATACTTATTTGATAACTGTTATAATAAGTTTTTAAATTAATCATATCAACACTAAATAAATCAATAATTTGTAAATCATCTGTAAGTATATATTGAATATTTATAGTATTATTATTAAAATTAAAGTTTTTATTTTTAAATTCTATAGGTCCTAAATAATTAAATTTTTCTTTTGAATAATCATCTTTATTTTCAATAAATTTTTCTGTTTGTAGTAAGTTTTCATTTCCAATTTCAAATAAATTAGTACCGGATACATCATTATTTGATGATATATCAATTAAAAGATGATTAAAATAAATTTCTATATTATTATTTGAATAATTATTACTCATATCATATAAAGTTTTAATAGTATAATTATCAATCTTAATAATATTATTATTAATTTCATTTTCTAATATATATGCATAATTATATTTTTCTTGATATTGATTTTTATTAAATATATTTTGAAAATCTTTATTATCATTTAAATATTCTATATGTTTTAACATTGTAATAGATACATTTTTAAGATAATTTGTTAAATTATATGAAATTTTATTTGATGGTTTATAAATTTCTTTAATTTGTTTTAAAATATACCAGTTTTCAGAAAGATTAATTGTATTCATACCTAATGAGGCAGAACTTAAATTATAACATTTAGGTGCTAAAACTGAATATATATCAAAATCTCTGTTATTATATTTTAATAAATTTAGTTCATTTATAATTGTTGATGTATCTATTACATATTCTATTGATTTTCCTAAATCTTTTAATAATTGAATTGAATCTACTATTAAATCTTTATACAATTTAGTTGATTTTTCTAATAAATCTATAATATTTCCAAAAGATATATTATTTATAAATATTTCATTAAATTTTTCAATTAATATTTTTATTATATCTGATTTTGATTTATATTCTACTAAAATATTGTATTCAAATATAATTGGTATTTCTTTTCTCTTTTTTATTATATTTGTAATCTCAATTGGATTAAATAATGGATTACCATTACCAATAATTGGATTATCATTGATATCAAGTACTCGATTACCAGTATTATCGATTACATAACCACTGGCATCTAATAATATAATATTACCATTTGCATCAAATAATAGCACATTACCACTGGAATCTTTTACTTGAGTCGTTTCTACTATTTCTTTACTTCTATAAAAATTATTTGAAATAATTGGACATAATTTAATTACATTTTTATTATTTAATTTTATAGATACATTTTCTGACATATTAATATTATAAAAAATATATAAAGGTATATTATGGTTAGAAATATCAAAAACTTTGAAAATCATAGGTAATTGATAAAAGTATTGATTAATTGAATATTTAATATCTTTTCTATCATTAAAATTATCATAATCATTTAAATTTAAAATAGAAAATAGATTAGGTATAGTATCTTTATTATCTTTACTAATTTTATATAAAGACCATGAATAATTAATATATGATGAGATATCACCATTTTTCTCGCCAGTTAAATTATAAGAAATAAAAATTTCTTTAGGTATTTTTTTATTATTTAAACTTGTTGCAATTAGCCATAAGGTATCAGTTTCATTACCATTATTTATATTGTTAATAGAAGTTATATTTGTTTGTAATAATTCTAATTTTAAATCAATACAATCTAAAATAATTTTTTTAATTTTATTATATTTTAAATCTAATTCTGATACAAAATAATTATTAGAAAAATCAACATTTATTCTTTCAAATATACCATCTATATATTCAATACTTAGTTGATAAAAATAATTTTCATTATAACTTATATCACAAAATATTTGTTTATTATTAATATTATTTATTATAATATAATTATTACTGATATCATATAAATCTATTCTATTTAAAATTATTCTATTTTCTGATATATCACATAAACTATTACCACTTATATCATTTATATCTACAATTGGTATTTTAAAAGTATTTTTGGTTCTAATATCAATTTCAGAAAGATTATCTAATTTTAAATTTTGATTTGTTATATAAACTATATTATCTTTAATTTCAAAATCTTTTATTTCAATATAGTAACTATTATATTTAATAAATAATTGATTAAAAATATTTCTATTCCAATCATTAATAATAATTTGTGTATCATTAATGATAAAAGGTACAGTTAAATCTTCTGAAATTTCAATAGTTTGATTAATAATATCATAATTATCATAATTATTACTAACATCATTATATATTTTTGAATAAGAAGACATATTGATAGTATTAACAAAGTAATCATTACTACTAATATCAATTGTACCATAAAAACTTTCACTATAAATTGTTTTTATTAATTCATCTCTAATTATATCTAAATTAATATCACGTGTCAAATTAATATTATGAGAAAAAGTTAATGTCTTTTTACTTTCGTTATAATCATGTAGTGAATAAAATACATTTTTTAAAGAACTATTTTCTGTATTATCTGAATTATAATTATCTAATATTTGTGCAGTTCTAAAAAAATAAGCAATATTAATTTTATTTCTCCATAAAACTAAAAAATGAAAATTGTCAAATATATTATTATTAATAATTAAATCTAAATATTTGTAACATAAATAAACATATATTAATGATAAATCAACTGGTTGAATATATCCATATTGATCAAAATTAGTTAAATTTTCTTTTAAATTTACATTACTTAAAAATGCATTATATAGTTGATAATTTTTTGAAATTTCATTATCAATCTTTATATAATCAGGAGTCGTTATGAATAGTATAGAATCAATATCCTCGTTATCATTAAAACAAATTTTATTATATAATGAATCAAATAAGTTGTCTTTATTATTAAAACGTAAACTAATTGTATATAAAATAGCCCATAATTTTTCTTTTTCTTTTATATCTATTGTATTAAATAATAAATTAATATTTGTTTCACATTCATTATATTTTTTTATAAATTTATTATAAATTTCTATATTTAATTTTTCATAATCGCCATAAGATGTTAATTTATAAAAATCAAATCTATTTAACCATTCTAAAAAATAATTATTTGATAATATTGGTAATTCATTATTTACTATATTATTTGTAAGTAAATTATATTTTTTCCAAAAAGTAAAAGATTTAATATTAGTTGTAAAATCTGGATAAAGAGTTTGTAATAAAAATAAAAAAAATAATGAATTAAATTTAAGAGTTTCAAATGTATAGTTATCAATATCTAAATTATTTTTAATTGCATAATTTAATGCATAATCTGAATCAAATATTGGATTTTCTATTTCATTGTCTTCTAAAAAATAATAATTTTTTATTTCATCTGTAAAATTAAGATTTTCTTTATACTTGTAAAAAATATTATAATTATTAAATTTTTCAAAAATAATTAAATTTATTTTTTTATTTAATTCTTCAATTAATGATAATTGTGAAATTAAACGAGTAAAATAGTTAAAATTTTCTTTTTTATTAATTATTTTAAGCCAAAATTCTGACCATTGACCAAAATTTAATCTAAAAACAGGTACTAATTGATTTAATGTTGAATTTTTTAATTCTAAAATATCAACTAGATAACTATAATTTTGACTATTTATAATATTTAAATCTTTTAATAAATTTTTTTCTAATTCAATACCATCGACAGTATTTGTATAATTATCAATTTCAGATAAATTAAAAAAATTTTCGGGTATTAAATAATATTTATTAGATATTGATTCAAAAAATAAATATGTTTTAATATTACTATACATAATACTAAATTCATTAATATTAATAATATCTGGATTGGTAATTATTTTAGTAGTAACTGTTTTTAAAACATCAAAATATGGTATATCAATAATAAAATGTAATCCTGCTAATAAATCTGTTACTTTTTCTATTTTAAATTGATGAAAACAATCAAATTTTTTTGTACCTATATTTTTTACAATTTGTTCTATTGAAAAATTTGTATGTCTTCTATAAACAGTTTTAAAAAATGTTATTTCTGGATTTAATATAAGTGGTGCATCTTCTATTCCTACAGTTAATAATTGTATTAATCCACCTCCGGTCATATTATTCAAATATTAGATTTTATTCTCTAAAATAAATTAATGTATTATTTATATATTATAACATTAGAAGATTGTCCTTATTCTATAGCTGCAATTGATTTACTTAATTCTTTAAAAATAAAATATAAACGTTTGAAAGTAAATCAAACAAATAAAGAAAAATATAAAACTGAAGAAATTAAAACTTTTCCACAAATTTATCTTAAAAAAAAGAATGATACATTATTATTAGGAGGTTATAATAATTTAAAAGAATTTATTGATATATTTATAAATCAAAAATATAATGAAGAAAATATTTTAAAATTTCATAATAAATATAAATTATGGAATATAAAATCTATATTAAGACTTTTAGAAATAATTAATTAAAAATAGGTTCCCCATTTTTTATTATACCAACCGGTTTATTACTTTTTTTATCATAAATTATACCTTTTTCTCTATTTTCATAGAAATAAGTTTCACCATTACTTTCAAATGTATCTAATAAACTTTCATTTGATACTTCAAATATATTAATTTTTTCTTTAATATATTTTTTTTCTTTTTCATTTAAATATTTGTGTTTTAATTCATTAAAATTTAAGTTTTCACCATCACATATATCTTTTAATAATTTTATTTTTTCATCAATTAATAATTTATTATTTTCTTTTTTTTGTTTTGTAATTGCATCTAAAACTTCTTTATCTATTTCTCCTAATAGAGAATTAACTTTTGTATATAATTCTTTAATACATTCATTTGTTTTCATTAAATATTATAAATTAATTTAAAAATAAATTAATTTCAATATTTTTATAATAGTTGATGATAATAATTTTAATTTATCTAATTTTATAAATAATTATAAAAATATAACATTTATACAGATAGAAGACTCAAAATGTAAATTAAATGGTTTTATAGATACTTGTTTTACACTTCATAAATTAATAACTGGATGGGAAAAAGCATTATATTATTTTGCAGTTGAATATCAATATAACAATTATAAATTTATTTGGTTTATAGAAGATGATGTATTTTTCTATAATGAAAATACTATTATACAAATTGATGAACAATATATTAATGATGATTTATTATCTAATGATTATAGAATAAATAGTGATGGTAATAAAAATATTTGGCTTTGGAATAGAATAAATATACAATATAGTCCACCTTGGTATGAGGGTTTGATGTGTGCTGCTCGTTTTTCTAATAATATGTTAAAATGTATATTAGAGTATGCTAAAAAATATAAAACATTATTTTTTTTAGAAGCATTATTTCCAACAACTGCTATTAAAAATAATTTAAAATATAGTACTCCAATTGAATTTACACACATTTATCCTGGTCCAATATACGCTAAAGGTTTTAAAGAAACAGATATTAACAAAACTAATTTATATCATCCTGTAAAAGATTTAAATCAACATATAAATTTTAGACAATTACAATAATCTTTCATTTATATTAATTTTATTTTCTAATTATAAATTTTGTTTATAAAGTAATATTTTTAATATTTATTATGTTTGAAGTTATAGATTTAGAAGGAAATGTAAATTATTTTAAACTATGATTCCAACATAAAAAGGTATTATCATCAACCGTTTTATATTGCGAAAGTCTTTCACATTTTGAACATTTAATTTTACTAGTTTTTAAATATTCTAATATACAATTATTTAAATTAATTTTAATTGGTTCAATTTCTCTAATTTCTATAATTTCTATTGTTTTTAACTGATGAATTAAATTTCTAAACTCTTCCATTTATTATTTTTATTATTAATAATAATAAAATTATTATTCAATTTTTTTAATAAGTTCTTTATATAACATAAATATCATAATAATTATTAATATTTTATAAATATTTATTGTATTATTAAATAGTTGTTTACCTAAAAATGTTTCTTTTTTAAATATTAAATGTATAATAACACCTAATGGTATTAATGAAAGATAATAAGCTAATCTAGATATTTTAAGTTTAGGTAAAATATATGGTTCAATTAAATATGCTATAAAAAAAGTTAAAATTAAATCAAAAAGTGCCATACCATTTCCTATAGAATTTAAAGAAGGTGGTTCTAGTAAAATTCTATAGTTGCGTAAATTATTGATATCAATACTCATATACATATGTATATGAAATATATTATTATTACATGGTTTATAGAGATTATGCTTTAAATAATACCCATCGACCCTTATATAATAAAATATTATTATTAATAATTTGTGAACCATTCATTAGTTTATGAATTTTATTTAAACTTCATATATTTATTCACATCTAGATAATATAATAAAAAAACCAGAAGATAAATTCAAACAAATAATATCTAATTTACAAGATGGTATATGGAAATATGCTAACTTTTAACATTTAGTTGTGTATGGAAAACCAGGATCTAGTAAAATTCTATAGTTACGTAAATTTTTGATATTTGTATAATATACATATATAATAAAATAAAATTAAATTATCAATATATACAGATACTTATAAAATATATTTTATATAATTGATTATATAAAATATATTAGGTATCATCCCACATCTTTTCTCCATGAACTACCACTGCTTGGCCTTGCTGCCTGGTTGCTTGGTTGCCTGGCTCGGCTGCTGTCTGGCCTTGCTGCCTGGCTGCTGTCTTGCGACACCCTGTTTCGCCAGCTGTTTGGGTTGGTAGCTGCCTGTTCCGCTAGGCTCGCCAGCTTGGTTTGGCTGGTGCCTGCTTCGGCTGCCTTGGTTGCTGCTTCGGCACCCTTGGCTGCTGCTTCGGCTGCCTTGGCTGCATTGGCTGCCTTGGCTACCTCGGCTTCATGTTCTGCTTCGGCTTCCATGGTTTCTTGCTCGGTTCCCTCGAGCAATTCGTCAACACGCATTCCCACTACCCTTTCCCCTCCAGTATCATGTGTTTTTTTGGTTGGAAGACGCTTTCTTCCAGTTATCAAAGTCGTAGTAGGACCAGTAGGACCATCTAGATTGAAAGTCACAAAAACACACACCCTCTGCGAAAAATTGTCCTCCTCTGTCCCACTAAGTGCACATGCATTGTAAAGCTCCTCACCCTCGGGAGTTGTTGGGTCCGCACATGACTCAGATGTAATATGCAGATGAAAGTAGTGCCATGTCTCCTGTTGACCCTCTGGCAGCCATGTCTTTCTTTGGATAGTTCTGAATAACTCTAGCTTTTCCGGACGCGCATGCAATCCTAGTTCTTCTAAAGTTTCTCTTAACCCTCCTTGTTTCGGTGTTTCACCTTTCTTGCATTTTCCTGTTACAGAGCATTGAGTATCTCCATCCTTCACATAATGAGGTAGAAGTACTAATTGCCCTGGTTCTAGGTCTAGACAAGAAAGGTGAATCAGCGATTCAATCGAATACATGGACACCAAAATTGTACTTAGTCCCGTTGTTACACTTGGATCTGTCTCATTGTGATAGAATGCATTCGAGACAGTTTCAAGTCTAATAGGGAGTTTGTACTTCTTGGTCTTGGTCTTGGTCTTGAGCGGCTTTTTCGGGTCCGGGGCTTGGGCGGCCAGGCGTCGATCGTTGTCTCTGGGAAAAGAGTTGTAATAGCGGTTTGCCATCTTTCTCTTCTAGAGCGCGGGGCAAAGAACGTTTGATTTTTCTTTGTGTAAAACTTTTTTTTTTATGGAACCAGTAAACACTTAAATTTTCAATTTTTTTATTTTGTTTGATAAATATATCATTTTTAAAATGTAAATATAAACTATATATTAATTTTTAATAAGAATTATTTAAAGAAAACTTATACTTATCTATTAATGTTTTTAGTAGATAAATACTTTAATGATTCTAATCAATATATTTGGCATCATTCAATTATAGAAAAAATATTAGATAGTTTTGATAGCTATTCATATATTTATTCACATCTAGATAATATAATAAAAAAACCAGAAGATAAATTTAAACAAATAATATCTAATTTACAAGATGGTATATGGAAATATGCAAACTTTCAACATTTAGTTGTGTATGGAAAACCAGGTTCTAGTAAAGATTTTTTAGTTAATAAGTTATTAGAAAAAATTTATGGTAAAAATAATATTCAATTAAATGATGTTGAATATACAATTAATGGATATGGTAATTCAAAAACAAAAGTAAATATTAAACAATCTAAATTTCATATAGTTATTGAACCTAATTCAAACGGTTTTGATAAATATTTAATTCAAGAAATTATTCAAAATTATGCAAAAACAGAACTATTAAATATTCTTAAATATAAAAGATTATTTAAAATAGTAATAATTAATAAAATAGATAATTTATCAAATACGGCACAAGCATCATTAAGAAGAACAATGGAAAATTATGCAGATACTTGTAAATTTATTTTTATTTGTGATCAATTATCTAAAATGATAGAACCATTACGTTCTCGTTGTATTGAAATACGTGTTCCTCTTCCAAATAATATTCAAATAATAAATACACTATTACATATTTCAAATATAGAAAAATTACATTTATCATATCATGATGTAAATTATATTTTAAAAAATTGTAATCAAAAAATTCATAATGCAATATGGTTATTAGAATTAAAAAAAAATGGTTGTAAATTTAATAATTCAAAAGATAAAATAATTAATGAAATAATAGATATGATTATTAACAAAAAAAATTATAATTCAAAAAATATTTATAATGTATTAAAAAAATGTAGAGAATTATTTTATAAATTATCAATAACTAATATTCAAACTAATGAAATAATAAGTGAAATAATGAGAAAATTAATTTTATGTTTTGATGATATTAATATAAAATCTCATATTATTGAAATTACATCAATATTTGAATTAAGAAAGTCACAAGGTACAAGACATATTGAATGTGTTGAAGCTTATCTAATAAGACTAATATATTTATTTTCAAATTATTTAAAGGGTAATGATTATCAATATAATTTAGATATATTAGAAATATAATAAAAAAAATTATAAAGTAAATTAATGGAAGAAAAAATTAATTTACTTTATAATTTTTTATATAATTCAAATAGTATAAATAATTTTACTATAGATAAAATAACTTTAGGAAAAATTGGATTAGATGATATAAAATTAATAGATGAAACCGAAATTAATGAATGTATTGATGAATTATTAAAAAAAGGTAAATTTTCTTACTTGAATTATAATAAAAAAGATTTATTAATATATTTTATCAGATATTCCGATTCATATCCTATAACTGTTAAAATAGGAACATATACTAGTGATGTTAATGAATTAAATAATTTTTCTAATAATGATTCATTATTTTCATATTTATTAAGTCAATTAGTACTAAATAAAAAAACAAAACATATTTTACTCCCAATAGTAAATTTAGATGTACCATTTGATAAAATAGAGAATTTAATTAAAACTATTGGAATATATAATGTATTAAAAGAAAAAATAGACTTTAATGAAATTAAAAATATATTTTCTGTAAGAATTAGAGAACATTTTTTTAAATCAATATCATTAGGAGAATATTTATTACAACATATTTGTTCATATAAACCTCTTTTATTTCAAATTATCCATACTTTAGCAGTAATTCAAAAAGAATTTCCAGGATTTAGACATAATAATTTAACACCAGAAAATATATTAATTTATTTAAAAAAAGAAAATTTATCAAATAATATTTATGAATATGGAAAAAATAATTGGGTTATACCTAATATTGGTTTTGATATTAAAATAACTAATTTTGAAAAATCAGTTATACCTAAATATTATGGAGTAATGAATCAAAGAGATACTGATGTTCCTTATATCAATGAAACTAATGATTATTTTGATTTACATACTTTTTTAAATTCATTAATTGAAGGTAATTATAAAATATCATTACAAAATAATTCAAATTGTGAATTAAATACTAAAAAGTTTTTAAATAAAATAATACCTAATGAATATAGAGGATTAAAAAAAGGATCGTATTATTTAGATAAAAATATTGTAATTCATAGACCAGTTGATTTATTAGACGACCCTTATTTTAATGAATATAAAAATATTAAAAAAGAAAATTTAGAAGAAAAAGTGTCAAGTAATACATATTATACTAATATAAATAAAATAAAAATGAATCCCGATGTTGATTCTATATTAGATGAACAAAAAAGATATATTAAAATTAATATGGAACCTGGAAAAATGAAAATAATAAATAATTACGAGGAAGCTTTAGAAATAGGCAAAAAATATATTTCAAAAGCTACTGCAAGTAAAGTATTTGATTTTAATAAATCAAATATAAATACTTTGAACATTCCACCACAAATTGCTAATCCAATCTGGCAAATGACAGAACAAGCATTGACAAATACTCTTGACTATTTATTTAAAAAATTACATCATTCATTTTATATGTTGTGCATAATGGATAATAACAGTGTATTTTATAAAGTTGAAATGACAACACCAGCACCTAGTTTTATAAATGCGATTCAGACAATTCATATACCTTCATTAGAAAAAAATAGATTAATAACAGATGCTCAAAAAAAATATATTAAAAAAGAGTTAAAAAATCCGGCTAGAATACTGCAATGTATATTTAAAAAACAATACAAACCAATTAGCAAAGAAACGCAGTTTGTCGAAGAAAACTTATATGCTAATATAGTGAAAAATATGAAGTTGCCTAATGGAGTCTTTATTTTAAATTTGACAGATGCCATAATATTAAAAGCGAATGGACGCGAACCATTTCCAATGGTTACCGGTGATTTACCATTAAATGAATTTAACTTTACTGAACATATTCCAATATTATCATCATCTGGTGAAAATAATTATTTAGATATCCCAATTCCAAATTATGATGATATTGATTTTGCGAAAAAAACAGCTCATAGCCAGTTTAATACTACTTGGAGTGATAAAAAAAATAAAGCTATTTTTAGAGGCGGACCAGGTGGTTGTGGATATACAGCGGAAACAAATCAACGATTAAAATTAATAACATTTAAAAATGATTTATTAGATGTTGGATTAACAACTCCAAATAAAACAATAGATAGTAAATCGATCAAGTTTGATCCAATTAATGGAATTGGTATGTTAAATACCAAGATTAAATCTGCCAAATTTGTAACTATACAAGAGCAAAGTAATTATAAATATATTATTCATGTAGATGGCAATATTAATGCATATCGGTTATTAACAACAATGAGAACAGGTTCCTTAATTTTAAGAGTTAAAAGTGAATATACTTCTTGGTTTGACCATTTAATTGAACCAAATGTGCATTATATACTTATAAATGCAGATTTATCTAATCTAGAAGAGAGACTCCAATGGTGTATTCAAAATGATAAAAAATGCGAAACCATTGCCAAAAATAGTCTTAGTTTTTCTACAACTATGTTAGACGAAACTATTATTAAAAAATATTTTCAAAAAATATTATGGAGTTTATCAAAATATGATAGCAATGCTTCTGCAAACGTTATACCACAACCCACACAGCCCCTAAAATCTATGCAAATAGACAAACCCTCCGACCAAACCCCAGAACAAACCCAAATTAAATTAGATACTAAAAAGTTTTTAAATAAAATGATACCTAATGAATATAAAAATATTAAAAAAGATAATTTAGAAGAAAAAGTCTCAAGTAATACATATTATACTAATATGAATAAAATAAAAATGGATTCTAACGATGATTCTATATTAGATGATCAAAAAAGATATATTAAAATAAATAAAGATAATAATTTAAAAATATTTAATAAAAATTTAGATTCTTATACTTTTAGAAAATTAAAAGGTGGTGCTTATTATGAAAATCCTCATGTTGAAAAACCAGAAGTTATACAAACAAATGAAAATAAAAAAATAGAAGCGGATAATGTAAGAGAATTAAAACCTAAAGAACCTCAATTTCAACCTAATAAATTTAATCCAATGGAAGATAAACCATATATGCCAAGAGAAAATAAACCATATATGCCAAGAGAAAATAAACCATATATACCAAGAGAAGATAAACCATATATACCAAGAGAAGATAAACCATATATACCAAGAGAAGATAAACCATATATACCAAGAGAAGATAAACCATATATACCAAGAGAAAATAAACCATATATACCAAGAGAAGATAAACCATTTATGCCAAGAGAAGATAAACCATTTATGCCAAGAGAAGATAAACCATATATACCAAGAGAAAATAAACCATTCATTCCAAGAGAAGATAAACCATTCATTCCAAGAGAAAATAAACCAAGGGAAGATAAACCATATATACCAAGAGAAAATAAATTTTCAAAAGATAAAACGGATGATTTAAATAAAACATTAGAACCACTAGTTGAAAATTTTGAAACAAAAAAAAGTATAAATACTAATCTTAATATACCTGATATGCCTCCTGGACTGATTCCTTTATATGATGTAAATAATACATTATTAGGGTCAATGGCTCCTTATAATTATAATCCAACACAACTTCCAATTAATAAAATATATAATATTTCATTAAGTGATCCATTAGGAAATCATTCATTAATTAATAAAGTTTATGAAGATGTGTTACCTAGTGATAAATCAACTTATTCTTTTATTAAAATAAATGAACGTGAAGCTATTAAAAGTTTTATGAGAAATAGTATTTTAGATAAATATGATGGGGAAGAATTATCATTAAAAGGTGGTGAGAAAAGTTTATTATCTTGGATAAAGATTTTTGATTTAAATCCATATGGATTAATATCAAATACTACAAATCCTTACAATAATATTCCATATGGTTTTTTACTATATCGTTCGGCATATCCAATTAGATATAATAAACAAGATCATGTATTAAAAACTACATCAACATCAATGGCTTTTAATTTAAGAATCTATAAAATGTCAGTTGGAGCAATAAAATATAAAAATAATCATCATTTTGATGTATGGAGAGATTTAAAATATTATGAATGGGTTAATACAGTAATTAAAAGAAAAATTTCACCTAACTTTTTAAATTATATTTTATATGTTTCAGATAACAAATCATCAATTAAATTTAAAGATTTAGATATTATTATTAAAAAAAATAATGCAGATAAATTTTATTTACAACAAGAAAATAATAGTTTAATAAATGAAATAATAAAAGAATCAGATATTGAAATAATTAATACAGTTCAAAATGCATCTATTAAAGATCATTATAGACATAATCGTATACATAAAAGAGTTCCTCGCATAAATAATTTTACTAATGTTAATAATAAATTAGAACATAACTTGATAATACCTGAAAATGAAATAGATGAATCATTAAATAATACTAAAATTAATTCTATCATTAATTTAGATTTAACTCAAGATTCGGAAAAACTTTTAGTTATAGTAACCGAAGCACAAAATTCAAATATTATTAAATGGAATTCTCAAGTTTATCAATCATATGGTACAATTAAAAAAATGATATCTACTGGTTATCATAAACCAGAAGTATGGTATTCAATTTTATTTCAATTAATTTATGCATGTGCAGTTATGGAAAAAGAAGAAATATATTTTAATAATTTTTCATTAAAAAATAATGTATTTATAAAAGATGTGCAAACTGATAATACGGGTAATAGTTGCTGGGTTTATAAAATAAATAATATTGAATATTATGTTCCAAATTACGGTTATCTATTAGTAATAGATTCTAATTATGCAGATATAGAATCATCCGCTACAACACTAGGAGGACCAGTAGGACCAGTAGGACCAGTAGTAGCAGTAGTACCAGGACCAGTAGTAGCAGTAGTACCAGGACCAGTAGCAGTAGTACCAGGACCAGTAGCAGTAGTACCAGGAGCAGTAGTACCAGGAGCAGTAGTACCAGGAGTAGTAGTACCAGGAGTAGTAGTACCAGGAGCAGTAGTACCAGGAGCAGTAGTACCAGGAGTAGTAGTACCAGGAGTAGTAGTACCAGGAGCAGTAGTACCAGG